GCTGGTGTTTTAAAGGGTGTTTTTTCTTGGACTGGATTGAAATTAGCTGCTTTGTTGGGTGGTATAATTGGTTCGATACCTCTTATCGGTAAATTTGGCCCAAAAATAAAAGACGGTATTGTAGATACATTTAGTGGTATTAGTTCATGGGTTGAAAATCTTGTGAAGGGTGTTGATAAAGATGGTAGAGTTAGTGATGGTGCTGGTGGTGGTACAGGTAATCCAACTAATGTAAGAGGTTCTGGTGCTAGACAACCTTTACTAGAAGGTAGTGAGAGTATGGAAAAGACTTTGACAGAAAAAGATTTAGTTAAAGGTAAACCCATAAAAAATAAAAGAGGTAGAATAATCGGATATGAGAAGTCTGAAGAAACTGAGGTAGTTGAGGATGAAAAAAAGAAATTCAATGTCATTGAAGGAGAACAAGATATAACAATCGAACAATTGAAAAGCAAAATTGAAGTGAATAAAGCTAATATTAAAAGAATGGAGGAAGAAGGGGAAAATACAGAGATTATTGAAATGGAAGAAGAACAGATGCAATTAAACATAGAAGTTCTTAAAAGAAAACAAAAAGGTATGGGAGGATATGAAGCTAAAACAAAGTATAAAATTGTAGAACCAATTAAAAATGGGACAGAAGAATTAGATTTATCATCAGATAATGTGGATGGTGACATGACCCAAGCGATAGCAAAAACTAATGAAAGAATTGATAATTTAATCGGTGGTGAAAATAAAGAACAGAATAACGGTAACTTGGTTTCAGCAAATAAACCTAATGTCACTGAGGCTACACTAAAGGTAGCTGCTGCTCCTCTTCCCTTTGTGAAAGTAATTAAAAATAATCAATTGTCCACATCACCAAAATCTTATAACGGACTACCACCCGAAATCGCTGCAATGATATCATAATGGCTGAAACCAAATATCTTATCTCAAAATGTTCACTAATGCCAACCGAGGGTTCTACAAAAGAACCTTATGACTTAGTTCGTGGTATTGCTGCGATTGATTATTATGAAGGTGTTGAAAATCCTACGATAGCGTTAGTTGTTACTTTCATTGATGTTGACCAAGTAATAGGTCGTGAAGGAGTCACAGGTGGAGAATACTATATTGATGTCACGGTTAAAGATGGTGATGAAGATGAATTTAAGATAGAATCCAAGAAACATAAACTAATATTAAACTCTGTTAAAAATATGACGACAGAGAGTAACAAACAGGTTGCAACTTTAGAATTTGTTTCAGTTGAAGCAATTACAAATGAAACCTCAAGATTAAATAAAAAATTCACTGGTAATGTCTCACAAACTATTTTAGACATACTCACTGAGGATGAGAAAGGAATTAAAACTAAGAAAAAAGTATTTGGCCCGAAGAAAGAAGGTGAAGTTGAAGAAGATAGAGCCACTAATTCTTATTCATTTGTAGGTAATTTAAGAAGACCTTTCGATACAATACAATGGTTGTGTCCTAAAACACAATCATCCAAAGAGAGTTTTGGTTTTTTATTTTATGAAAACCTTGATGGTTTCCATTTCAGATCTATTGAACAATTGTTGAAACAAGAGGCAGTCCCATATCAACAGGCAGATAGACCTGTTGAGGGTAATAAGATTTTAGAGAATAACTTAAATGAGTCAAATGATATTGGTATGAATTTAAGACAGGGAATGTATGCGAATCGAACTCTTTATATTGACATTGAAAATCATACCTTTCAAGAGGTCAACTTTGATGTCACTCAATTAAAATTAAAGAAACCACTTAAATTATTAGATGGTATTGAGAAACATCCATCTCGACTAATGTTCAGAGTTAATGATTTTGGTGTCGCACAAGTGGGTGCTGCAAAGAGTGAAGTGCAACCCGAATCTGAGCTTGCCGTGTATCAAAATAAGTCTTATATTAGAAATAACTTACTATTTTCACAATCGTTAAGTATATCAATTCCGTTAAATACAACTTTAAGAGCTGGAATCATGGTTGAAGTCAAGTTTCCTGTCAAGAAAGAAGAGGGAAACGAAGGAGCTGAAACATATGGAAGTGATAAGACTAATGATGCCAGTGGAAAGTATCTCATTTCCAATCTAAGACATTTAGTAGGTGGTGGTATGGGTGAAACACAACTCGAATTAATTCGTGATGTCTTTACCGCTTAAATAAAAGAAACAGGAGAATCAAATGAAATCAATCGAAGATCACATTGAATACGACAAAAAGATTGCTGATAACCCACAAGCGAATCCAGCAGCAAGAAGACATGCTAAGGAAGAGTTGCATGAACTCGAAGAGTATGTAGAACATCATAAAGAAGAAATCAAAGCTGGTGATCATCATGACCCCAATGCTTTAGAACTATTTTGTGATATGCATCCAGATGAACCTGAGTGCCTAATATACGACGATTAATTAAATGTATCAACCATCAACCAATTTTATAGGAAAAGACGGAATGGAGTGGTGGATCGGTCAAGTCACCGATCCAAAGAAAGGAAAGTGGGAAGATGCTTTAGAAAAAACACAGGCTGATGATCGTGAAGAAATTTATTCACATCGTTGTCGTGTTCGCATCGTGGGATATCATGGATGTGAGGATGATTTGAAAGATGAAGAGTTACCACTCGCACACGTTCTTTTACCACCTAATGTTTCAACCACTGGAGGTCGTGGTGAATCAATGCAGTATCAAGGTGGAGAGGTTGTGGTTGGATTTTTCTTTGATGGTAAGGATGCTCAACAACCAGTAATTTTTGGAACTCTATTCAAACAAAGTTTTATTGAAGACGGATTAAAGAACTCAGAATTTGATATTAAAAAACAAACTTGTTTTGTACCATACACACCGCCAGATGTCAGAGCAACTGCTGGTGATCATGAAAGGTCTGCCACAAGCACAAGCGAAAGTAATGGTAATGGTAATGGTAATGGTAATGGTAATGGTCAACAATGGAAGGGTAATATGTGTAAAGCATCTGACAAATCAATTTCTGATGAAAACTGTGAGTACAATACAGAGTTTGAAATGGAAAGTTCCACTGCATGTGAGGACAATGAAATATCAAAGATAGAGAGTGCTATGAAAGAGTTCACTAAAAAGATGAAGACCTTTCAAAAATTAAACTCCTCTGATGTCTTTGTTAATCCTCTTTATGGTGGCGTTGTTGATATTCAATCAGAACTAAAATTAACATCAAATCGAATTCAAAACTCGATGACTAAGTTAGTTCGTCGTGGTCGTTCTTATGTAATAGGAGAAACTTTAGACAAATTATCCACAACTTTTAAAGATAAAGTTCCAAAACCACTACAAGGTGTGACTGGAGAAGCGACAAACGCTTTATCAAATACAATATATTGTAATTTTGAAAAGATACAAGATGAATTAGGTGATTATCTAATGAAAAGTCTGGAAAATATGTTAGGTCAAGTTTTAGATGTTCCTATTTGTGGTGTTGAAAATTTCTTGGGTGATATGTTTGGTCAAATTAATAATATTTTGGATACAGCTCTTGGAGATATATTCAATCAATTGAACAATATTCAAGGTGGTGGTATTGCACTTCCCAGTAAAACATTTTCAAAAGCCATTCAATTTGCAGATATTATTACAGGTATTTTAGAATGTGACCAAACAAATTGCCCAGAAAATACTACATTCTCATCAAAAAATGGAATTAGAAAAGCAACACCTGATAATTTTGATAGTTTAATTCCTAAAATAGGACTAAGTTCTAAGGTTAATCCTCTTTTAGATCGAATTGATGGTTTAATTCCAGAAGTGCCAGGGCTACCATCTTTACCATCTGGAACTTTACCATCTTTGCCAGGTTTAAGTGACGCTATTCCAGCTTTACCATCCGCACCAAATTGTAGAACTAATGTTCTTAGATGTGGCCCACCAAGAGTTGATTTTCTTGGAGGCGGTGGTCAAGGTGCAAGTGGAAGCGCAGTCATTAATGCTATTGGCAGAGTAATTGGTGTTGCAATTGCTGGTAAAGGCTCTGGATTTACAGAACCACCCTTACTTTCACTTTATGATAGTTGTGAGAATGGTTCTACTGCTGGTGGTTTTGTTAAAATAAAAGATGGTGCAATAGAGGATGTTGTAATCACAAATCCAGGCGGAGGATATCTACCAAACACAACGGAAACAGACCTTGATGGAAATGTGAAGGAAATAACTCCAGATCCAAATGCAAGTTATGATGGTTCAACATCTTATGTTACATCACTATCTGATATTGTTCTTCAAAATACAGGATTTGGTTATCAGGAGGGTGACACAATTAGGGTTGAAGGTGATAAGGCGAAAGCTGAATTAATAATTGAAGATGGATATGTCGCTGGCGCAAAAGTCATCGATGGTGGATTTGGATTCACAGACCTTCCAGATTTAATAATAAATAGTGACACAGGTAGTGGTGCTAGATTATTGCCAGTTCTTAAGTTTACTAAGGTCGAAGATGCAGCTGAACTTGCTCAAGTATCTCAAAATGCTGTCATAACTGTAATTGATTGTGTAACAAAATAAAATGGCAAGACATAAATCACAAAAACCTAAAGATAGGAAAAACGTCAGTAACAGAGTTTTTTCAAGATATGCTTTTAGAAGTGGTCAAATGCATTCCATACAGGGAATGACAAATTTCCAAGTCGATACAGCAGAATCACAAGTCTTTGGATTTTACTCGAATACAGGTCAAGGTGGAACAGAGGGAGGGCCTGGAACTGGTAAAGCACTTCTATATACGCCAGGCATGTCAACTGAGGTTCTTGGAACAGGATTAAAAACTCGAACTGCTGGCGATAACACTGAACTTCCAGCAAAAATCATAAGATGTAAAAACGGTGACGTTATTGTTGATTGTTATAACGGTAATATTACTCTTCGAGGAAGAAACATCACTCTTGAAGCGAATGGTGGTGGTCAAGACGGTCAGATTGTTTTGAGTGCAAATCGAATTATTAATGCGAAAGCTCCTGACATTCGACTTCAAGGTGAAAAAATATTAGTTGACGCTACCAATAGAGTTGATATAATAAGTAAGGGTTTCTTTCAACTTAAGTATGGATTCTCATTAGCTGCTGCTCACTCTGACATGGATTTTGGTGTTCTAGCACAGACTATTAAAAAGGATGTATCTTTTAAACCACGAACTCTTGAGGAGGGTTAAATGCAGATAATTAAAACACAAACAGATAAATTAGTTGTTGGGTCAAATGATGTGTCTTATACTGCACCTGATACCTCTCCAACTGGAACTGCGGTGTTAAATGGCCCTGTTTATGTTGGAAAACCATCAGCTGCGCCAGGTTATGATGCAGTTCTAAATGTAGGTACACAACCAGCAGATCAATTGCCTGGAAATCAACAACCACCAATGAGCACTCCTTTGGGTATCAAACTTGATGGTAGTATGGAGATTGTTGGTGATGGTAGAGTTCCAAACGCTTTAAAAATTAGTGGAGGTCAAACAGATAAATTATTTGTTGATGGTGATGCTTTCTTCTCTGGTGCGGTTGATTGTGGTAACAAGGGAAAACTTGCATCTAGATTTGCAGTTGCAGATAGTAAACCAAAACCATTTGATATACAACATCCCACAAAAGGTGAAGGACACCGACTTCGTTATGCTTGCATTGAGGGCCCAGAGGTAGGAGTTTATTGTCGTGGTAGATTAAAAGAGTCTAATGTAATTAATTTACCTTACTACTGGAAAGATTTAGTTCATGAAGAAAGTATCACTGTTCAGTTACAACCAATTGGTTCAAATCAAAATCTTGTAATTCAAGAGTTTAATAATGAATTTATTGTCATCGCAGAGGATTCAACTAATACTGATTTGATCACTGATTTATCTACTATTGATTGTTTCTATCATGTATATGGTGAGAGAAAGGATATTAATCCTTTAATTGTTGAGTATGAAGGGAACAGTTGGGAAGATTATCCAGATCCTAACTTTGACCCGAATAAAGTGGATGATGATAAAAGAACTTATACTGATCCTCGATTTGATGGCCCACCAAACACAATTACTACTTGAATAAATAAACTTAGACAGAATCTGTAATTAGAGAAGAATAGGATGCCCCTTTCAAGACTGGAGAATTTTCTAAAGAATATACAAGGTAACGTCATCTACGTTGATCCCAATGAATTGGATGCGACTGATAGTATTGAAAACCAAGGAAACTCCCAAACA